GGTTTCTTTAAGGACGTTAGACCCAACTCGGAACTTCAATACGTGAGGCTGGCAGTCAAATGCCGAACCACAAGAAGCGCGACTCCTGAGGAAGCTCCAGCGGCGGAAACCTGCACCTCGATGAAGACATCGGCCCCGAGCGCGTCGTCGACTACCAGTGGGCAAACTGCCGCGCTGGTGAGTGCATACGTCGCACTGAGAGCCGCTGGACCCAGACCGTAATACCATTGGTCAACTCCATCCGTGCGCCCTTGCACGTGCACACGGATACTTACGCCGCTGGACGCGAGGTTAAAACCCCACGACCAGTCGCACAAATATCGCCCTTGCGGGAAGTGCATCATGCCGGTGGATGAGTCGAGGCCGATTGGCAACGATCCGAGGTCCGGAGGTCGGTTTGCCCCAGTACCAGGGCTGCGAACCCATGATCCTGTGGAACTTGGAGAACCCATAACGGTCAAAGCGCCGTTAGGAAACGCGGCGCACTCGCACAGTAAGGTGGCTGCAGATGGAAAATAGGACAAGGCGGGGGGATTGATTCTCGCCTTAATCGCCTCCAAAGTGTAATACACTAGGATGTGCCCAAACTCTTGGGTACTAGCAATTCCTTCGGTGCAGACATGCAACGTGCCTGCATCGTACGTCTTTAAATCTCCGGCCACGGGCCCGGAGCGAACGTACTTTCCAGTGTTGGGGGTACAAAGCTTGTGGTCCACTTCCAACAGAGCCGAAACGGACGGCATGGTCAATACACTAGGCGCATAAGTCATTGCGTTGCTCATGGTGTTGGGAGGGCCCTCCAGCGCATCATAATTGAAAAGCATCACGACCGTGCCTGCTTCTCCTGCGCCGTTGAACCCACTCACCGTGGGCACGAACTCGAACTTCAAGTCCTTTACTCTGTATTTCTCAAAGCCGCCGAACACGCCTGAAGCCCATGGAAGGGTTTTCAGACCGGCGTTGATGTTGAATGAGCGGGTTTCGAAGCCGATGCCAGACGCGGCCAGCACGAAATCCGTGCCGTCCGCGTTCTGGAGGACCTCGCAACGAGGTTCCAGCGATACTCCTAGCTCAGAGGTCACCTGATTGATGTGCCCCAACGTGCCCAGGTTCATACCGAGTGACGGTTCCATACCCTGGGTGGAGCGCCCACGACGGGCGTCTTTCTTTCGGTCCGGCTTAGCTGACACGTTCCTAGAACGTATCGACTGTCCGGCACCATACTGCTGCGTGCCTGAATTGGTGTTGCTCGTGCTAATGGCAAAGTCTAAAAACTTCTTGTTTCGACCGGCACTGCTCACGGCAATGACAGTCTTTGCACTCTTCTTCTTTGAAGGCATCGTATTATTTGGTTGTCCCGAGTAACTCGACGGGGGGGGTGCGTTAAGCCCCGGCCTTTCCGGCCGTCTGCCCCTCAATTGCTCTCTCAACAATAGTCTTTGTCTCGGAGCCGGTCAAACACCGGGTCATAGACAAAGGCCGGGAGAGTATTAACGTTTGCGATCAAACCGTTAACTCTATCCAAATCCGCCTGAGAGAGGCCGTATCGCGAACAAATTTGCTCTGAAACGAAGGAAAGATCGATATTCCCAGCGGACACACTGGGCTTGAACCAACTATCTTCCGACGCGCTCACGACACGACTCGTTTTGATACCAAGAACGCTGAGACGTTCTAGGAACGGCCCCAGAATCGGATAATTTCTGGGGACTGTAGGCATTGACTCCGCGATTGCGTGTGCCAAGACGCGCACACCGTCACCAGCGTGACGCACAGAGTCAAAGAATTCAATTGACCGGAGGGTTTTCCCGAGTTTCAGAACTTGAGATGGCAAGTTGATCCAAAACACGGATCCATCAGGGCGCTTGGTCCACCAACCTTTAAGAAAATCGAGTTCAAACAAATCCCAACTATGGGCGCTTTTGAGCTCAAAACCAAGGCGGTGGGCCACGATGGACGGGTCTTCTCCCGTGACGCGTACGCGTAGCCAAACCATAATGTTGGAGATCGAATTCACAACAGTGGTCCAGTCAATGCCGGTCGCCAATTGCGCGCCAGCTTTGCCGACAATTTTAATTCGTTTCCCCTTGGCCTGATACCCGGCCGTGCAGATATATACAAAAAGCTTGATCTTTCGAGGGTGGATGCCAATTTTGGCCATCCATCTGGCATGAGTTTTGATACACTCCTCACGCTGAGATTGATCGTAAGCCGAAAAGTCCCCCGCCACAAACGGCGCGATGGATTTCCCCTTATACGTGTTGCATAAGCTTACAATACTATCATCCCCCGAGACTGCGATTACATCTTGGGTTAGTGCTAGCAACCTTGCACCGAGCGCGTCCAGTTTCTGTCCTGAATATCCGCTCGCGAAGTAGATGGCCACTTCTCCAGTGTCACCATCAAAAATCTCGTGTAACAAATCGGCGGCCCCTCTTGCGTCTACTGAGAATTCGACGTGTAGGTTATCAGACAACACTGTTATAGCACGGGGCTTAACGCTCAATTTGCCTTCGATTATTTTCCAAGCGATTGTTTCATTCCACTTGACCGATATGTTTTTCCTTTGTTGCATGACTTTCCCGTCGACCATAGCTTGTGCTGCGGCGAGGTACTTACTCTTTTTGGCTCCCCCTAAGGCGGCGGCACACGCCTCCTGTGTCCATTGTACCGAAGTTCGATGCTCCAAGTATGGCAATAGCGCGCGGTAAGCGAGGCCCCACTCCCTTTTGAGTTCTGCCTCGTCGTTAGACCCGCGTATTTCGCAATGCAACCTATGGATCACCGCCGCGAGCAAATTGAGATCGCTCTTGGCCGGTTGGTGGAGCATGCCATTGGTGATCAAAACAGGATACGACCTTTGCTTCACAAATTCGTCCCCCAATAGTTCGACCGCTTGCTCCAACTCAACCTGATTGCCGTCAACCCAAATCATGCACTCGCCTCTTCCAACGTTCAACGCGACGGCCTGGACTTGTTCGGCGGGAATGTGGGACCCCTCGGGTAAGGTCTCCCATCCGCTCTCAACTTCGTCAACGGGCGTAAATGCGTTTCTTTGGTCGAGCCATATTTTGAATTTCCGGATCGGCACTCGGGATCGCAATACCAACCACCCTAACAAAACCACGCAAGGTGGAATCCAAATGTAGGGCATGTGTCCGTGGTTTGCAGATCTCCCAGCCAAAGGCTGGGCGTGGGCTCCGAGACTTTCTACCCACGAAAGGAAGAGGAATGCCAACAGGCAACTCATTACCAGCCGGAGCCAAAACCGCACCTTATGTGCGGGGGCGAAGGTTGTAGCTCTCGCTTCCAACAATTTTGCTTCTGCCTCTTGGTGCTCCTGGCGTAGTGAATGCGTGACTTCGGCACACTCCACCCTTCCCCAGTACATAACCGCTGATTCGGTATCACTGAGGATGCGGTTCGCAACTATCGGAAACCGCTGAAGGATAGCCACGTAGGTTTTATCCTTCTCCAGAGCCGACTTTGTCTGGGCCAAGCACGTATCACGGACGTGGCCCACTGGCAACTTCATCCTATACGTAGGTCCTAGCTCTGCTACGATTTTCCTGTGCACTAGCTGACTGTATACTGGCTGACACGTCAGCCGCCTGAAGACCTTCTGCCATATAGGAAAGTCAACAAGGTCGTACACACCCAGTTTGTACTCGCAAAAGCCCTGTGCTGAGGTCAGAGTCCCTACAGGATCGATCGCGATTTTGAAAATTTCGTAGGGCCCGACGGAGTCTATGTAGGTTATGGACAAACCTTCATAGCTCTTGTGTCGGAGCCAATCAACGGAGTGGTGCAAAGGGTAGCCATACCCTGCGCAATCAGACGAAAAGGCTACCATCCCACCTTTTTCTCTGTACCAAACACCTTCGATATCCCCGGTGTACCCTGGAACCATGTCACACCCTGCCCCCCCGTGGAAGCTCCGCCCGATCCAGTACATACTTCCGTCAACGGAGTAGTTGCACCAACGTCGGGCCGACTCGGGTGTGAATGCCCCGCCGTCTATGCCCCAAAAGACATCAACGGCGTAGACTAGGTTGTACAGGCCCAACGGGTTCGTTCTACTCCCATTGAGCTTGCCAGCGTCACCACTATAGTGTTCGTTGGGACCGCAGTCGACCTGCAAAGTCCCATTGCGCGGAGGGTCTTCCTCTCCGGATTTCAAAGACAACAGTCTCTGGTCGCGCCCCGTGCCGTAAACACTGAGTACCCTAGCCTGCGTCAAACCGCTCAACGATGAGGCGGCAATTGACATAACCGCACGCTCCCTCGCAATGTGGCTGAGCGGGTGCGGGATGGACTCGCGTTTAACTGGCATTACCAGCCACCCGCGAGCCTCTGCGTATTGCAGAACGTGTTCTTCGCTCGAAGGAACGAGAACCGCTTTTCGGCGAAAAAAGGTACCCAAGTCTTTGGCAGTCCCGCGCGCCGCCAAAACTGGCGCAACGGGCACCGTCGGCGTGGTGACGGTGGGAGAGGAGTCTTTCGGCTCGGCTTTCTTATTGCCCTTACTCTCCTTTTGGTTCTTGCGATTGCGCTTCTTCTTAGAAGGCACTCGGCTACCTGCGTCCTTAGCAGGCTTGGCGTCAACGTCTACTTTCTCGACGTCCA